ATATCTAAAAAGAGCAATAAATAAATATGGTAAAGAAAACTTTAAGAAAGAGATTATAGAAGATAACATAAGTAATAAGCAAATATTGAACGAAAGAGAAATTTATTGGATTGGCAAGTTAGATAGTAGAAATCCAGAAATAGGATACAATTTAACAATTGGCGGCGAAGGAACAAATGGATATATCTTTACAAAAGAAGATAAAGAAAAAATAAGTAATGCTGTTAGTGGTGAAAATAATGGAATGTTTGGCAAACATCATACAGAAAAAACAAGAAAAAAAATATCTAAAATAAGAATAGAACGAGAATTATCAAAAGGTAAAAATAATCCATCTTGTTTTATGTCAAAGGAAAAATTATTAGAACGTGGAAAAAAGCAGAGAAAATCTTTAATTCTTTCTGGTAAAGTGAGGGGTAAATACAACGGAATGTTTGGAAAACACCAAACTAAATCTGCTAAAAGGAAAAATTCTATTTGGCATAAAAAGCATTGTTCAAATATTAAAATTAGAAAAGAAATGAGTGAAAGAGTAAAACAATATTGGAAAAATTTACCAGAAGAAATTAAAAGAGAACGGATTGAAAAAAGAGTAAAAACCATGCAAGCAAAAAGAAGCGCAATTAAATATTATAACTTGAAAGGAGGAGTATATGGAACCAGATACGTTAGTACAAAGAATATTGAATAATGATTTGGCAACGTTGAAAGACAATTTAGAAGATGTGGTGGCTCGCAAAATTGTTAATCGTATTAACCAAAAGAAAGCAGAGATTATTAAGGTGGCTAGCGGCCAGAAGCCCGAAGAAAAGCCAGCAGAGGAAAAGAAAGACGAGAAACCTGCCGAGGAAAAAAAGGATGAGAAGCCCGTTGACGAAAAGAAAGACGAGAAACCTGTTGACGAAAAGAAAGAAGAACCCAAAACCTAATTGACTTGAAGGAGACTTACATTATGGCATCAGAAACAATGACATTTAAAAAATATTTACAAGGTTACGGTATCGGTTTGGAAGAGCAATTACCCCCGGAAGAAAAACCCGCCGAGGAAAAGAAAGATGAAAAGCCCGCTGAAGGCGAGAAGCCAGCAGAGGAAAAGAAGGACGAGAAACCCGTTGACGAAAAGAAAGATGAAAAGAAGGATGAGAAGCCCGTTGACGAAAAGAAGGACGAGAAACCTGCTGATGAAAAGAAAGATGAGAAGCCCGCAGAGGAAAAGAAAGAAGAACCCAAATACGAACCAGTCAACATAAAGTTGGATGATTTGGATTTTGAGGTAGACGAAAAAGAAAAGGAAGAAAAGTAGTTATATTGGAATGAGTTGACAAAAATCAACTCATTTCTATTTTTGGGAATAATATAAATACTTACGGATAGGATAAACATTAACGGAGAATAAAAGGATGGCAAAATTACTTACAGAATTTGTATCTCTAGATGAATTAGAGATACTAAAAGAAGATATTGAGGGAATGCCCGGTGAGAAAGCATTTAAGATAAAAGGGCCATTCTTACAAGCCGATGTTAAAAATAAAAACGGTAGAACATATCCAAGACCGCTAGTAGAGCGTGAAGTCAACACCTATGTTATGGACAAAGTGTCCAAGAAAAGAGCATTAGGTGAACTTGACCATGCGTATACCCCATATGTAAATTTACATAGGGCTTCCCATTTAATCGAATCACTTGTTATGAATGACAAGGGAACAGTTATGGGTTGTGCAAAGTTAATTGATACCCCAATGGGCAAAATCGCAAAGACGCTAGTCTCTGAAGGCGTTGTTCTTGGTGTGTCAAGCCGGTCGGTGGGTACACTTGGAAAAGATGAAGATTCAAAAGCAGGAAAGATGGTTGAAAACTTTAAGTTGATTACAGTTGATATTGTGGCAGACCCAAGCACCCCGGGTGCGTTTGTGGAGTGTGTCATGGAAAATAAAGAGTATATCATTGACGGTGATAGAATTGTTGAAATGGCAATAGACAAATTGGAAGATAATCTAAATAATAAATATAAAAACTCAAAACAGCTATTATCATTCATGAATGAATTTTTGAATGATATGGGAAAGAGACTATAACAATAGGAGAAACTAACAAATGGCAAAAAAGAATAGCAATAGCAAGAAAGAAAAGGCAAGTAAGGGAAAGCGTGGTCGTCCGAAGAAAGTAGTTACTCCAAAAGTGGAAGAGATTGAATTGGAAGAAAAGAAAGAGGTAGATGAAGATTTTGATTTAGAGGAATTGGAAGACGAAGAGGAAGATGAGGAAAAGTAATGAGTAAACTTTTAGAGAATTTAGATAAACTTTTGGTTGAAGAAAAAGATACCAAAGACACAAAGGGAACGCAATCAGTTGCCCGGCTGGAGGGCTTGTCGAAGCCCTCCGGTAAAAAATTATATATTGCAATTCATACAGATTATGATAAAACAAATGTCGTTGGTGCTTTTATGGACAAGAAAGTAGCCGAAAAGGTTGCGGAGGTAAGAAATAATTTACAAAAAGGAAAATCAGCGAATACTCATGTTTTGGAAATTGAATTGGATAAAGTGTATTCTGAAGGAATTATTTTTAATTAAACAGAGGAGTTTATATGCCTGAATTGGAACAGAAAGATAGTGAAATAATTGACAAAGTGGTAGATGACAAAATAAAGGACGCTGAATGGTGGCTTGGCGGCGGTACATCTAATTTTGAAGATTGGAAAGAAGGTCAAAAAAAGAAAGATGAAAAGCCGAAAGAAGGAAAACCGGAAGAGAAAAAAGAGGAAAAGAAGGACGAAAAGCCTGCAGAAAAGCCCAAGGAAGACGAAAAACCGAAAACGTAAATTGTTCGGAATATAAATACTTATAGACAGATTAGCAATAGTAATTATAGGAGGACCTATGAAGATAACAGATAAACTAAAAGAGGCTTTTTCGCCGGAAGATTTAGCCACTTTGGAACAGGGCATTAATAAACTTATTAATGAAAAAGTGGAAGAGAAACTTTCTATGCGTGTGGAAGAAGCTACAAAGAAAATCGAGGATGACGCTGCAAAAGAAGCCGCAGGTATCATTCAAGAAAAAATTAAAGAGCAGATGGCTCTTATCAACGAACAGAATGAGAAAAAAATTGCTGAATTGGAAGCAAACGTGGTCGAAAAACTTGACCAGTTTCTAGAAAGCGAAATCAATACTCAAATTTCCGATAAGGTTTTGAGTGAGGTTGCTTTAAATGAAACCTACAAGCCAATTGTAGAGAACATTAAGAAATTGTTTGAGGAACAGTTTGTTGCCTTGGACAGCGAAGGTCACGGTCTAATCAGAGAGGCAAAGGAAGAGATTGAAAAGAAAGAAAAAGAGCAAAGTGCTTTGATTGCCGAAAAGATGGACTTGACAGCACAGTTGAATCAGGTAAAAGCCGAAAAACTTATTCTAGAAAAAACTGATGGTCTAACAGTTGACCAGAAGAAAAGAGTGAATGAATTTTTCGCCGGTAAAGAGTTGACGGAAGTGGAAAGCAAGATTGGTTCCTTCGTGGAAATGGTCTTGGAACACAAGTCCGAAACTGCCGAGAATATAAATACTAATATGGACGTAATTTCGGAGAGTGCGGATGGCTTGAAAGAGGACGAAACTCCAAAAGACAAGACAATCGCATTGGCTAACGAATACGCATAAGGTAATATAGATTGACAAAGGACAACATTCCGATTAGGAGGATATAAATATGAGACAAGGAACAAGAACTGACCTTATTAAGAAATGGTCCGACGTTGAAGGCAAAGTGTCTATCAAGGACATTAAAGATGTTGACGTACAGAGCAACATGGCCCAGCTTTTGGAAAACCAGAAAGAGAAAGACATCCGAGCCGAGTTATTGCAGGAAGTGAGTTTGTTTTCGACAAGCGCACCGACCAGCGAAGATACCGGTCAATTCAAACCGATAGCACTTGCTCTAGTGCGCCGTACATTCCCGGATTTGTTTGCTAACAAGTGCGTGGGTGTTCAAGCCATGAGTGGTCCTGTTGGTTTGGCATTTGCTTTGCGTTTCAAATATGCAAGTAGCAACCCAGACGGAAACGAAGCCGCATGGGATAAAGTGCCGAATTATTCTGGTTACACCGGTAATCAGTCAACCGTGTCAGGAACCGCAGACACCGGTTTGGGTGAATCACTAGCAACCGCTGAAGGTTGGAGATTGCCAGAGGCCGACTTAGCTGGTACAATGCCAGAATTAAAGTTGACGATTGACAGAACCCCAATCGAAGCAAAGACCCGTAAATTGGCAGCCAGCTACAGCTTGGAAGCCGCACAGGACATTAAGGCCATGCACAATATTGACGTTGAACGAGAAATTGTCAACGTGCTACAATATGAAATCTTGGCTGAATTGGACCGTGAATTAATTTACAAGTTGAAACAGACCGCTGTTGACGTTTCGCTTGGTGGCGAAACCGCAGTAAGTTTTGATGTAAGTGCAAGCGATGGTCGTTGGAGCCAAGAAAAGTACATCAACTTAGTTGCTGTAATTTTAAAGAAAGCCAATGACATTGCAATCAGTACCCGTAGAGGCCCGGCTAACTTTGTGGTAGTGTCACCAAGAGTGGCAACTGCTATACAGAGTGCAGGCCGTATGTTTACTGCAACAACCCAGCAAGCCGCAGGTTTCTTAAATGCGAATGCCACCACGATATTTGCCGAAGTCGGCGATATTAACGGTGTTATCAAAGTTTACAGAGACCAGTATGCTTCCAGCGATTATGCTCTATTAGGCTTTAAGGGCCCGGGCATTTCGGATGCTGGTGTAATCTATTCGCCATACATCACCGGTTTAATCAACCGTGCTGTTAGTGCGGAAGATTTCAGCCCGAGAATTGGTGTAATGAGCCGCTATGCTATTACAAACAACCTATTGGGTGCAGGTCGTTATTATCGTCAAATTAACTTTAGCAACTTGGACGCTTTTCTTGGCAACTAAATTGTAAAGTAATGAATTGATAAAGGGAGATAAGTAAAATTATCTCCCTTTTTTATTTGTATAAATAGTTACGGGGGACAGCGGTTTTGGATTTTTCCGTTTTTGGTGATTGGGCCCCCGCTTGCCCTAAACCAAATTACCCCATTTTTTCAATATAACGAAAAGCGGGCTTAAACGCTTAACAGATAAGGGGGATAGTAAGATACGGGCAGGGGCGTAAAACCAGCTTCCAGCCGGTCCGTTTCGCTTTAAAACGAAAGGCAGAGGCGAAGATTAGACCGCTGTTTTACAGTCAAAAAATCAGTAGTAAACAAAATCAACAAAATAGATGGAATAGATAAACAT